CTATGAATTGGTGTGCTTCGTCAAACACCGAAACATCGACACGGCACGCAACGAGCTTATTGAGGCCATCGAAGAAAAACTGGATGAAGACCGGGGACGCGGCGGCCATGCCTTCGACACCCAGGTTACAACCATCGAAGTCGATGATGGTACAATTGACCCTATAGGCGGAATCAACATAACCGTCCGGGTTGTCTATCAATACACACGCGGCGACGCGTAAAGGAGAAAAGCAATGGCAATTGGTAAAGGTTCAGCTGGCGTCGTTAAAATCGCGGCAACTGGTGGCTCGACAGCTAACGTCGGTGAGGTTCGGTCGTACAGCTTGGATGAGACAAGCGACACAATTGAAACAACAAAGATGGGCGACGCAAACAAGTCGTACCTCGCAAGTCTGAAAGACGCGACAATGACAGTCGACGCACTTTGGGACAGCGCAGACGCGCAGCAGCTAATCTTTGACGTTGGCGCGGATATTGACTTCGAGCTTCACCCAGAAGGTACATCGGCTGGCAAAAGCTACAGCGGCGGCGGCCTCGTAACGGCTAAGACTGTGTCGGCATCTTACGACGGCATGGTCGAAGCATCGTTCTCGGTGCAAATCTCCGGGGCAGTCACCGAAGCGTCTAACTAATGAGTCTGGCCAAAGAGTTACGGAAGCGTCGCAAGCAACAGCGTCGCAAAATCGACGTAGCTGAATGGGGCGATGATGACGGAGCGTTTAGCTTGTATTGTCGTCCCTTGACTTGTTACGACCTAAACGAGCTACAGAAGCGACACCCTCAAGTTATGCAAAACCCAAGCATAGCGGCGATGGTGGACTTAATCGTCATGAAGGCGGAGTCACAGGACGGCGAACGGCTGTTCACGTCGGCGGATGATCGCATCGAGCTAATGGGCGAGGAGACCGGCATTGTGTCAGATATCGCGATGCAAATGTTCGGCACGGTCGACGGGGTAGAGGATCAGATAAAAAACTGAAGGCCGATCAGTCCCGCATGAACCTAGTGGCGTTGGCTGATCGGCTACACAAAACCATAGAGGAAGTCGAACAAATATCGGTTTCCGAGTACAACGAGTGGCTCGCGTACTTCTACATTTTGAGTGAGAGCGAAAAAAATGGCGCAACGAAATGAACGGCTCAGCATCGAAATCGCCATCCTTGATAGGACGCGCCGCGCTTTAGCAGGTATTCGCAAGGCGTTTGGCAGTCTTACCAGAGTCTTTTTTAATCTGAAGACCGCAATCCTTGGTGCGGCCGGTGCTGGTGGTATCGGTCTACTGGTAGCGCAGTCACTTAAAGCAACTGACCAACTTGCCAAAACAGCGGCCAGGATAGGCACTACGACCGAAGCATTGTCCCGGCTGCAATACGCCGGACAAATAACCGGGGTCCAGGTCGCCACAATGAACATGGCGCTCCAGCGGTTTACCAGGCGAACGGCAGAAGCCGCACGCGGAACCGGAGAAGCCAAAGGCGCACTGCTTGAACTAAACGTCGACGCACGCGAGCTTATCGGCTTACCGCTAGACCAGCGCATGGCAGTGTTGGCGGACGCATTTTCTAAAGTAGAAAGCGAAGCAGACAAAACCCGGCTGGCATTTAAGCTTTTTGACTCCGAGGGTGTGGCCTTAGTAAACACGCTGAAGCTTGGCGAGGACGGACTGGCGGAGCTGTTTGGCGAGGCCGAAGCACTTGGCGCGGTAATGACAACACGCGCAGCCACAGGCGTTGAACGTGCAAACGACGCACTGTTCCGATTAAGCACGCTGGGCCGTGGCGTTACCAACTTAACGGTCGCAGGATTAGCCCCAGCGATCGAAGCGTTGGCAGACATCTTTACTAACAAACTCCGCGGCGGCGTAAAAGAAAGCAACGACTCGTTCGAGTCATTCGCAACAACCCTGGCCGTCGACATCATTTCAGCCGTGCGGGATGCCACGGTTGCGCTTGTCGAATTCGGCAACATGATCCGGCAGCGGTTTTATGAAATCCAGCAGTTCGTATTTGATTGGAAAACGTCGTTGGGATTGCATGGTCTAACCGACGCCGAAAACGAAGTCGTTAAGACTTTTGAAAAAATGGAGTTTGCGCTTAACAACTACGACCGCATTGCGAACAGCGTAGGCGCGGACAGATTTGCCGCAATGTACGGTGACATTGACACGCTTCGGGCTTCAGTTGAAAGAATGCGCCCATCGTTTGACGCGCTTATGGAGCGTATAGGCGCGCCGGTTGCGCCGACTGCTACAGGCACCGACGGCATACTTGGATTCTTCAACAAGCTAATAAAAGCGGCACAAGACGCGACGACCGAAGCAGTAAAGCCGCTGGAAGAAGTAGACGCACAAATACAGCAGATCGGCTTTTTCGATCACATGGCGGAAGGCTTTGTAAAGCTAAAGGAAAAGATAGGCGACGTGCAGCCGGACTTTGACCGGTTCGCCATGCAAACCATGTCTACGTTTACGAACGCATTTACTGACGCAATTACCGGTGCCAAAAAATTTGGCGACGCCATGAAGGACATGGCCAAGTCGGTAGTGGATTCTCTCATAAAAATGATGGTGCAATATTTGATAACTGCGCCATTGTTTGAGGCTATAACCGGATCGCCAGCACCAGGCACCGGCACGACAACAACGGGCAAAGGCTCAGGCATGAGCACGGCGGGACTTGCGCGAGGTGGTGTCGCAACTGGCGGCAAGCCTTACGTCGTAGGCGAAAAAGGTCCGGAGCTAATGATTCCAGGCACGACCGGCCGAGTTATACCAAACAATCAACTGGGTGGAGGTGGCGTCACCGTTGTTCAAAACATCCACGTCACGACAGGCGTTCAGCAAACAGTGCGCGCAGAGATCGCCAACTTGTTGCCACAAATCAGCAACGCGGCGAAAGCAGCAGTGGCAGATGCTAGAATGCGAGGCGGTGGCTTCAGCAAGGCAATGGTAGGTGCGTAATGGCGGCATTCCCGGACGTTGGATTTCAAAACATGACCATGCGGTTAGTAAGCGCGACGTCGATTAGCACTTCGCCGTTTACCTATGACCAGCAGACCTTTCAGCATCCAGGCGTTCGATGGGAGGCCGAGGTGACACTATCGCCGCTGAAGCGCGCAGACGCTAAAGAGGTCGAGGGATTCTTTGCAGCCTTACGCGGTCAGGGCAACACGTTTACGATGGGCAACCCGTTGCACAACACGACAGCAACCGGCACCATCACAAGCGGCACCAAAAACGCAACGACCGTGACCGGCACAGTAAGCGGCGCAGTTGTAGGCGACTACTTCGAGATCGGTGGCGCGCTTTACATTATCACCGGCAAGACAGCGTCCACCCTGGATATCATGCCGCCGCTACGCACAGCGATCAGCGCAAGCACGTCGCTAGACTTTACGAAGCCAAAAGGGACGTGGCGTTTAGCGTCAAACGACATCGGCTGTAATATAGACACGGCCGGGTTGTACGGTTTTACCTTTGCGTGCGTTGAAGCAATATGAGTCGGTCGCTTACCTCAACAATGGAGACCGCGGTTGCCGCGGATCTTGTTCGCCCTATCTTGCTTTGTCAGCTTGCGTTTGACTCTGGCAACCTTAACCTCTGGAACGGCATCGGCGACTTAACCGTCGACAGCGTGGACTATGTAGGAGCCGGGACGCTATTGGGCGTGGGCGCAGTTGACGAAAGTTCAGAGCTGCAAGCAAACGGAATCACCCTCACATTGTCAGGCGTCACCAGTCCGTTGATTACGAAGGCAAGGGACGAAGACTACCAAGGCCGAGAGCTTAAAGTGTTGCTAGGCGCGCTTAACTCTACAAACGGCGTGATAGCCGACCCGGTTGTGATCTTCAGCGGCTTCATGGACACGATGACCATCAAGGACGGCGGCGAGTATGCAACCATTGCGGTCACAGCAGAAAACCGGCTAATAGAGTTTGAGCGCAGCCGCGCACGCCGATATACAGCAGAAGACCAGAAAATCGACTACCCAAACGACAAGGGGCTTGAGTTTGTGGCAGAGCTGTCAGAAAAAGAAATCGTGTGGGGTCGCGCTTCAGTAGGATCGGGCGGCAGTTGCGGCGTGAAATTGAGCCGCTACTGGAGCAACACTACAAAGAAATCGCGCTCGACAAAGACGTTATAAAGCTAAACCCCAACTGGCGCGCCTATGCTGAATTGGACAGCATCAACGCTTTGCGCATTTACACAGCACGCAAAGACGGCGTCATGCTTGGCTACTTTGTGGTGACAGTAAGCGCTTCGCTTCACTATCGCGACCACTTGTTCGCAAACAACGACGTGATTTTCCTAACAAAAGCAGCCCGAAAGGGACTCACTGGACTGAAACTGGTAAAATTCGGTATGGAGTCTTTGAAGGCCGAAGGTGTTACGAAACTACACATAAACACCAAACTGCACCAGCCGTTCGACCCAATCATGGAGCGGCTAGACTTCAAAGAGATAGAGAAAGTCTATAGCAAAGTTCTGAGGTAACAGCATGGCAATTTCAGCGGTCGCAGGTTTAGCAACAGCAATCGGTGCGGCCGCCGCCGCTGGTGGCATTACCGGAGCTTTAGTATTTTTTGGTCTTAAAGGCTGGGCGGCGTTTGCAGCCTGGGCAGCACTTGGCGCTGGCCTTTCAATGGTCTCGCGCGCACTCGCACCAAAACCGAATCTAGGCGCACAACTCCGCGGCATAACCCAAACCACAAGAGAACCGGCAGGATCGCGCAAGCTTGTCTACGGCAAGATGCGGGTCGGTGGGCAAGTTGTTTTTATCTCGCACAGTGGCGACGACAACAAGTACCTCCACATGGCCATTGCGTTTGCTTCGCACGAGATCGAGTCTTTCGAGGAGATATGGTTCAACGACAAAAAAGTGTGGACGACGGCAGGCTTCCAAAGTGACTGGGGAACCTACGTCACTATTGACCGCAAGCTTGGAACCGCAACGCAAACAGCATCGACACAACTCAAAAACGCGAATGTTTTATGGACTGACAACCACAAGCTTTCCGGGATTGCGTATGTAGCGTTTAAGCTGGAATGGAACCAGGATAAATTCCCGCAAGGCGTGCCAAACATCACGGCCGTTATCAAAGGCAAAAAGGTCTACGACCCA